TGAGCGTTTGACACGGGCTATTGAGCAGGCATTCCTTCTTATGGCTTCTGTCCAACGTAACGCTGAACGTGTCACTGCTGAAGAGTTCAGGTCAATGGCAAGTGAACTTGACTCAGCCCTTGGCGGAGTATATTCCCTCCTCTCAGCTACCCTACAGTTACCACTACTGCGGCGTATTCAAGCGCGTATGCGTAAGCAGGGTAAACTACCACAACTCCCTTCCAAGTTTGTCAAGCCGGTTATCACTACCGGTATTGATGCCCTCTCAAGATCATTCGAGCTGTCACGTATCGAACAGTTTCTCGCCGGTCTACCACCAGAAGCCCTTAAGCGTATCAAGTGGGAAGTCTACCTGAAGCGTAGGGCCACAGCCTTGAACGTAGATGTTGAAGGTATGGTCATGACTGATGCTGAATACTCGCAGATGCAACAGCAGGAAACACTTATGAGTATCGCCCAGGGTGCTGCACCAGGGGCGATACAAGAACTCACCAAAGGAGCTATGAACAGTGGCACAGGAGCAAACCCAGAAGCAGCCCAAGGCACCGAAGCAGGAGCCTGAGAAGACCGAACAACCGAAGCAGGAGCCTGAGAAGACCGAACAACCGAAGCAGGAGCCTGAGAAGACCGTAATGGAAAACCATTACGAATCCCGCGGCTTCACGATCACTACCCGATAAGGTTACCCCACATTGAATATCGTACAAGTTCCAGTACAGACTTCAGCACCAACATCGGACCCCTTCTATGAGCAGCGTATGATTGCCAAGGCTGAGGGTAAACCTTTTGTTGAGCCTAAGTCTGAACCAGAAAAGGCAGCACCAGCTGAAGTTCCTGCAAAGGAAACCCCAAAAGAACCCACCACACCTGAGCCTGACTACAAGAAACTGTACGAGGAGCTTACGGCTAAACAGCAAGTAACCCCCAAGGAGTCACCTACAAAGGAACCCACGGCTCCGCCAGCTGAAGGTGATGATGAAGCAGCTAAGGCCCTGCAAAGTGTGGGCTTGAACATGGCTGACTTCCAGAATGAGTTTGAGGCTTCAGGTACACTTTCCCCTGAGTCATATCAAGCTCTGGCAAAGGCTGGCATTGATGAGTCCGTAGTCAACAACTACATCGAAGGTCAGAAGGCACGTGCTGAGGTACAGGCTCAAAGACTCTTTGGTGTAGCTGGTGGCGAGGATAAGTTCAAAGAGGCTGTTGAATGGGCAAAGACTAACCTCACCCATGAGGAGATTCTGAAGTTCAACGCTGAGGTGACTACTCACAATGCTGCTACTGCTGAAACCGCTGTGCGTGGATTGATGTCCCGTTTCACCGACAATATGGGTGAACCACCAGCGGGCCTCCTCAAAGCCTCTGAAGCGGCTCTAAATGCTTCTGGTGACGTATTCAAGTCTCGATCAGAAATGATTGCAGCCATGAGTGACCCACGTTACCACCGCGATCCAGCCTACCGCAAAGAGGTTGAGGCAAAAGTGGTTCGCTCGAAACTCTCCTAAGCAGTACCCCCAAGCAGAAACCGCAAGTCACACCTGATGTTACCAACCTGAACGGTCTCCATGCGTGGACACCTGAAGGGCACACGTGCGTCCTGTCTGTGACCTCTGCGGTTTCTCCCTCCATTCCTCAATTATTCCAAACACATAAACCCAACATACACACACACAAAACTTAAGGAGAAACACAGATGTCTGATTTTACCGCCTCCCGTATTGGTCAACAGAACGCAACTGGTGATGTACTCGCTAACTTCCTGAAGGTGTTTGCTGGCGAAGTCCTGACCGCCTTTGAAGTCAACAACGTCATGCTGGCACGTCACCACGTCCGCACTATCCAGAACGGTAAATCTGCACAGTTCCCTGTAATGGGCCGCGCTACTGCTGGCTATCATACCCCAGGTACTGAGCTGAAGGGCCGCACCATTAAGCATAACGAGGAGATCATTACCATTGATGGCCTGCTGGTTGCTGATGTGTTCCTGAGTAACCTTGATGAGGCCATGTCCCATTATGACGTGCGTGGTCCCTATGCCAAGGAGTTGGGTAATGCTCTGAAGACTGCCTATGACAAGAACGTTATCCAAGAGGGTATCCTGGGTGCTCGTGCATCCAACAAGATCAATGACCTCCCTGGTGGTACTCAGATCAAGAATGACAAATTCCGTATCTGCACTGGTGGTGCTGCTGATGTTGCTACCAAAGCTAAAGCTATGGCTGAGGCTCTGTATCTGGCTGCAGAACGGTTGGCTACCAATAACGTTACTGAACAGGCTTACTGCTTGATGCGTCCTGCTGAGTACTTTGCTCTGGCTCAGAACTTGGATGCTATCAACAGCCTGTACGGTGGCAATGGTTCTTATGCTGATGGTAAGTGTGTGAAGATCGGTGGTATTGAGCTGCTGATGTCCAATAACGTACCTTCTACGGACCTGACCGGCACCGTTGATTTCCACGCTGGTGACTTCTCCAAGACTATCGGCCTTGTGTTCGTGGAGTCTGCAATTGGTACGGTCAAGCTGATGGACCTGTCTATTCAGGTGGGTGCTTTCGATAACCGTTACCAGGGTCACCTGACGACTGCGACATACGCAATGGGTCATAAGTTCCTGCGTCCTGATGCCCTGATCGAACTGGCTCTGGATACCGTAACCAACGCTACTGCTTAATAGTTGAAACATCAAGGGGACACTTCTGTTTATCAGGGGTGTCCCCTTTTTGCAACCTTGTGGGACTTGTGGCGTTTACTTCAGTTCAACCCTGAAGAGTCCCTAACTACATGAACGAAAGGAAAGTAACCATGTCTGACGCTACCATGACATCTGAATTGGAAGCGGTAAACATCCTACTGCGGGGGATTGGTGAGCGTCCTGTGGTAACTTTGGATGGTCTGTCTAACGTAACCAAAGCCTCACTAGCACGCGAGACGCTTCACCGTGTCTCCAGGCAGTTACAGATAACCGGTTGGTCCTTTAACAGTGAGACCGGATTCCCACTAACACCTGACAGTTCCACTATGAATATCCAGCTACCGGTGAATACCCTTAAGTGTGACCCTGTAGATCAAACTCAGGACTACGCCAACAGGGGCGCCCGCTTGTATGACCGTACTAACCACACGTACACCTTCAGTAGCACCGTGTTGGTGAACATTGTGTTCTTCCTTACGTGGGATGAACTCCCTGAGCATGCCCGTAACTACATCACCGTCAAAGCCGCACGTATCTTCCAGAAGGAGACCGTAGGTGCAACTGACCAGAACACACTGATGGAACGTGATGAGCAGAGAGCCTGGGTTGATTTTGTTAATACTGAGTCAGACTTGGATACCCCCAACATTCTAACCACCATACCAGCCTTGAACAGATCAGTGAATCCAAGATAATGCAGTTCACACGGGATATTACAGGGTTTACTGGTGGAGTCAGCCAGCAGCCCGCACCTCTACGGAGTGACACCCAATATCAAAGTGGAGAGAACTGTTGGCCGTCCTTAACTTATGGCAACGCTAAAAGACCGCCAGCTTCTCATGTGGCTGTTCTGGCTTCTAAAGTGACTGCCGGAGCCTTTACACATCCTATATTCAGGTCAACAACTGAGGAGTATGTAGCTATCATCACAGGCGATACTGATGAGCCTATTGAGGTGTACAAGCCGGATGGTACTAAATGTGTAATAAGATATGGGCACCTTGACGAAGATTTTGTTTATACAGCAGATGCTGATGTTAAGAGATATGCGACAGCACTATCAGGTAACACAGCAGGTTCAGTGTTTAAAGCTGTAACCATTGCTGACCATACCCTGATAGCTAACACACTGGTAACGTGCGCTATGACCGACACAGTGGACACTATAGAGCAGAACCATGAGGGTGTAGCCTATATCATGAGGGGCGTGGCTGGTACTACTTATAATATTTACCTGAATGATACACTGTTAGCTACCTACGCATCAGGTGAGTCCACCAACTACAATTCATACAAAACATCCACAATTGCTGCAAACTTAGCGGCTTCATTAGGGGCTGGTATAAATGTGACCATAGATCCCACACCTGATGTGTACACCTATCAAGTTGGGTTTATGCCAGCTGGTGTTGTAACTGTAAGGCTCAATGACACAATTCTACCAAGCACGCACTATGTGTGGTCACAGAATAACAATATTTGGACCATAACGTTTAATTCAGGGTTGGTGAGTTTTACCGATGGGGTTTCCCACGTGGACGAAAACACGGGTTTAACTGTTGTAGATACGCCACCTGATACTATATTCATCGCTGGTAGTTCTCCGGCTGGATATTCGGTGCTACAGCAAGACAGCTTAGTGCGTGTAAATCGTGCTGATGGTGCCCCGTTTAAATTCAGGGTTTCAGACAGCTGGGGTGATCAGGCATCACTGGGTATCTACCGTAAGGTTCAAGATTACGAATCTTTACCTCCACGTTACTTTGCAGGTTCCATATTAGAAATATCTGGCGATCCTTCAAACAGCTTCGATAACTACTGGATACGCTACAACAATGATACGGGTTCTGCATCAGGCACTTGGGAGGAAACAAGAAAGCCTGGAATGAAGAATATATTGGACCCAGCCACATTGCCACACAGGTTAGTCCGTACCGGTACTGCTGAGTTCACGTTTGCGGATATTGAGTGGACAGAACGTAAGGTTGGGGACGAGATAAGTTGTAGTGAACCATCGTTTATTGGTAAAACCATAAATGACATCTTCTATTACCGTAATCGGTTGGGTTTATTTGCTGGGGAAAACTTAATCACTTCCAAAGCTGGTGACTATTTCAACTTCTGGCCCACCACGGCTACGGATACTCTGGATGATGACCCTATAGATGTATCGGCCAACGTGTCTGACGTGACACTCCTGAAGTACGCACTACCGTACGAGAAAACCTTGTTAGGCTTTGGTGATAGGGTGCAGGTTGAGTTCAGCACAGGGAGTGCCAGCATCTTGTCAGGTAAAACAGTGGTATCAAACGTGGCTACCAAGTACCCTACCTCTCATAAGTGTAAGCCGGTACTTGTTGGGTCCAACGCCTTCTTTGCCATTGAGGATACCCGCTACACCACCATCCGCGAATACTTCATACAACCTGACGGCGTTTCCTATGACGCTGCCGATGTTACTGCACACTGTCCCCAGTACTTACCTGCCAACGTCACCAAGCTGGTGGGTAGCTCGGCTCATGATCTCTTATTTGCTTTCAGCCCTGATGACCCAACTGCAGTGTATGTCTATAAGTACTACTGGCAAGGGGATCAAAAGGCGCAGTCTGCATGGGACCGGTGGGTGTTCCCATTCGATTTAGTCACCATTGAGGTACTGCAGGGTCAGCTCTATTTGATCACCAATCATGCCAACACAGCGAACCTATGGAAGATAGACCTAGGTGCGATAACACCTGCAA